TATGGATGCTGTATTCGCTGCTATCGACTTAACTACCGCTGCCGCTGCTGTTGGAACAATAATGGTTGCTTCAATTGCTATTAACATGGCTTTTAAAGCGGGTGTACTTGGTAAACGTGCTGTTCGTTCAGTTTAGAAGATAGGTATATAATTGTGGCTGGTATTTTATCAGCCCTTTTTTACGTTTGCTTAATGATGTTCGGTGCAATGTGCGCCAAAGCTGCAACAGACGGAATTTAAAAGGGTTAACAATGTTTAAATTAATTATGGCGTTTACTTTATTGTTAGCGCCTTTTTTTTCCTTTGCTTATTATGATTTATTCAGTAATGAGAATGTAACGACTTATAGTCCAAAACTTACAACAATGACCACATGGACTTGTAGAACGCAATTGAATGGTTATCAAGATGTTAGTACTCAAAATTCAGAATCGGCTGATGTTGACCAAGAAACCATGAATACGATGTGCCAACCTGATATTCAATCATATTTAGAAGCAAATGCGACATTCCCTTATGGATGTGAACTTGAAAGCTCAAGATGGGTGGAAAGTAACTCTATTGCACTTGAATATTATGGTGGTAATTATTGTAATAGTGAGCAATTAAGCAGTTTAGCATTTCCACTTTACACACCATACAAAGATACATCTCAAGAGCCAGAATGCCCCCCAGATGACAACGCTAGTGCTACTTATCCTAGAGATGGAAGTGGAAACGGTGATATTGACCAATGTTTCGACCCCATTGACCTTAATCAAAATGACTCATGCAATGCTAGTTCAGGAGATGAGTTTTTAGCCGTTCCTGTAACAACTTCATCGGGTTGTTTTGCTGCTGCTGATGGTTCTCAGTGTAAATATAATGCCACTCAATTTAATGGTGTTGAGGCTTACGCTATGGATTTAGAGGGAGATTGTTATTCTGATAATGATTTACCCGATATCAATGGAACGCCTGTCGATGTTCCTGACTCACAAGAAGATAACTGTTCCTCTTGGGGTGGTAACGGCATGGTATGTCCTGAAAACCCTGTTGATGTATGTGACGAAAACGGAAATTGCCAAGAAGGCTGTGGTTCAGTTAATGGTGTTTATGCGTGTTTTGATAATGATAATGACAGTGACGGTGTACCAGATTATACAGACCCAGATATAGATGGTGATGGCATACCCAATACAGAAGACCCCGATGAAGACGGTGACGGTATTTATAATGAAAATGATACGGACACACCCAATGGAACAAGCAATACTGGCGGCTCTACTGATGGTGGAACGAATGGGGGAGGGGATAGTAACTCGGGAGGACTTGTTACCGTAGATATTGATTTAAAACCTGTCGTTGATGAACTTAAAGACATTAATGATTCAATATCTAAAACTTCAGTTGAAAGACAACAACAACCCAGTGAAGGCTTAACAGGATTTTATGAAAGTGTTTATGAAGATGGTGTTGAGGGAATGTTTGAAGGTAAAACAGCTGAATTTCAAGGCACAGAGTTTTATTTATTCTTAAATCAATTTAAGCCTAGCTTTGGAGGCTCTCCTCCTGATATGACCTTTTGTATGAACTTCGGGACTTATATGAATTTAGGTTGTTTCACGTTGAATCTAGACCCACGGATTTGGCCTGCTTTAAAGATTTTTATTCTTGTTACGGCTGGTTTTACTTGTCGCAAAATATTATTTGGGGGGTAGGTTATGTTGGATTGGATGGCTGAGGCTTATAACGACTTTGTAGACTTCACCTACAGGTTACTGTTGTCATTAATGGATATGTTAAAGGATCTCTTTATTTGGATGCTTGAGCAATTAATGAATGTTGGAAAACTCTTGCTCGATAGTGTGGGTGAATTAATGTCTGGTTTAGATATAGCCTCGTATTTTGCAATGATACCGCCTGAAACGGGTTATTACTTGAATGTACTTGGTGTTTCTCAAGCTATGGGAATGATTGTTACTTGTTTGGGTATTCGATTTTTACTTCAATTGATACCGTTTGTAAGGTGGGGCTCTTAATATGATTAATGGAATATCAGGAAAGCCAGGGGGCGGAAAAAGTTACGAAGCGGTAAAAACCCATGTGATACCTGCAATCAAATCAGGGCGTAGGGTGGTTACTAATTTACCCTTAAATATTGAACATTTTGTTTCTGTTTTTGGTGAAGATGTTAGAGCGTTAATTGTATTAGTGACGTATGATTTTCATGATTACGGTAATCAGAAACCCTTTAGTAGAATTGAAGATTGGCTAGAGCATCAAGATTGGAAGAATGACAAAGGACAGGGCGTTTTATTCGTTATTGATGAAGCCCATTTGTCTTTGCCTAGCAGAATGCAAAAAGGCTCAGGTCTAGATATCACTAAAGTTTTAGAGTTTTTATCGATGCACCGTCATTATGGTTTTGATGTTCTATTAATCACTCAAAACTTCAAAAAAATTCATGCTGATATTCGTGACATGGTACAGCTGGTTTATCGTTGTATTAAAAAGTCTTTTACTGGTCAAGACAATAAGTATGTTATCAAAGTGCATGAGGGCTGTAGTAGTACGGTGGTCAATACAGACGAACGTGAATATGAAACTTTTGTTTTTGCTTTTTATAAAAGTCACACTAAGTCTGAATCTTCTATTGTTGAAGCGACAACCGTGGATGTTATTCCTTGGTGGAAATCAGGTTTAATGCGTGGCGCTATGGGCATGGGGTTTCTTTTTTTACTGATGCTGTTATGGCTTCTGTCTTTAATCTTTAGCTCTGATGAAGTTAAAGCTCCTAGCGCTCCTCATAAAAAAGAAACGAAAGTCATTGAAAAACCTTCTTTACCTGATGAAATTATTGAGCAATCTAAAACTCAAGTTGCACATAATCAGGCTGCAAACCCTAATGTTAGAACGTCTAAAAACAACGTAATTAAGCCTTTAGATGAACCAGCACAGTTTGATGAATATGAAGAAATGGTCAAAAAAAGTAAGTCTTTTCATCCTTTTTATAAAGTTGATTTAGCGGTATCTGGTTATGCTGAGGACTTACATTACAAGATTGTTTATTTTAGTGCCCGTCAAAATGGTCAGCATATTTTTACTATTTCAACGAAAGATTTAGCGCTTGCGGGTTATACCGTCAAAGTACTTACTGAATGCTCAGTTAAAGTTTCATATTTTGATTACGTTGATTATTTAACATGTAATTCACCAGCGCATTCTATTTCGGGCGCTGACCAAATAGCCTCAACAAACTAATGTTATTTTTACAGGAAGGGGCCCGCGCAAGCGGGAAGGTGCCTGTAATAAATATCTTTGGTTTAATATAGCGTAGCGGAAACTTCTTTGTTCCTACGTTAGCAAATTAGCTTGCGATGTTCGGGGAGTATTTACAAAAGAAGCACTGAATAACTTCAAGGCCGCACGAAAGTTAATTGATTTCTTATCCTCAACAACGTGCAACTATCGGTAGTTTCAATCGATAACTGCCGTCCTGCAAAACATGTCTTAATAACCGCGAAATTAAAGCACCTCATTTTTTGACTTCTCAAAAGTGTACGTTACAATTTATTAACAAATACACAAGGAATGTTATTTATGACTAACGACGAAATTGAACGGATGAATCACCTATCTGATAAAGCCCTTTCCTTAACAGCCACTAGAGAAGAGTTAGATGAATTCTATGATCTACTTAATAAAATGAAAAACTCAGATACGCATAATATTGTTCTTGGGTTTCTTCATTAGTATCTCCCTCTTGTAATCTGTTAGATATGTTGCATCATGCATATTCATCTATAAATTATTATTAGCCTTTTTTGGCTATTTATCCCACATAAGGTTTGGTCATTTGAAAAAAATAGAGCGAAGTAGAAAAGCAAAAGAAATTCATGCAGAGCAATTATTAAAAATCAGTACGAGTTTACTTACTGCTTTTTTCGTAATCATCTTAATCGTTCCTATCAGTACAATAGTGGCTGCGTCATTTAATGATATTTACATTAATCCAAAGGATGTATTTTTAAATTTGTTTAATTCTTGGTATGCAGTTGTATTTTTAGTTTCTGAAGTTGTCTTATTCACTTTGTTAATCAAAATAAAGAAGGACGCATATGATATATACGATGATCTATATCCAGATGAAAAAACTCATATATTGAAAGAAAGTGAAGAATAGTATTTAGCCACCTAACTGGTGGCTTTTTTATACCCCCGTCTAGTAATACGGGGGTAAAGGTTATAATATTAATGAAGTTCTATGTGCGATGGTTTATTTATTTCAACCTTTTTATCCGTGTTTCTTATTTTGTATTAAATACTTAAACTAATAAGAAGTATTGTTTTATTTGTTGACGATCATTTAAATTCTAGTATACTTAGTTTATTGATGTAGCAGACATGTTCTAACATGACATCACGTAACCTTTTAAGGTCGAGGCAGTGCCCGGTAATGATGTTCTGAATCCAAGGTTTTTTCTTGGCGAGGCTCCCTAGATGGAGCCTTTGTTATTTCTGGGGTAAGGGAATATTAGTAAGTGGCTCACAAAAAATTCTTTAACCTACCAGATAATGAAGTTCAACATTGGAAAAAGTTCGATTTAAACGGTACAGAGTATGATTTTAATCACTTAAACGCCAGTAAACATACTTTTCAACATCCTGAACGTAATGAGAGCTACACTCTTTTTTTCACCTATTCGCATCATGTTTTTACTCGTGGTATCAAGGATAGTGATAGTTGCCCATCTACATATATATACCCCTACCCATCAGATAATCGAATTTTTGATGAAACTCGATTCAATCTTTCTCATCACTTACCTAAGCTCATCGCTACCTTACCCGATCAATTCTGTTACCACGGAGGTTACAGTCGGTATTGTAGTTGTAAAATAGATGGTTCTGACGTTTATTATCAAGTTGTTTATCGAGTATGGAAAGAGCGTGGGAAAATGAGATTCCATATAGAAAGTGCATATCCGTTGGAAGAGAGCTTAGGAAAAGTCAAAAAAGTAAATTTTTGGGTTATTTGCCATAACCTTCTCAGAGGAAAAACACTTCCTAAACCAGCAAAGTAATGCATTTATAGATAAATTAAGTTATTCATTTTTGAATTTATTATGTAACTTATGCGGAAATAACTGTGTATAAACTTGCCATAGAATATTAAGATTTCTATGGCCTGTTACTTGGGCTACTTCTTCAATGGTGTAGCCTTGCTCAAACAGTCGACTTGCTCCTTCACGCCTTAAATCATGATAACGTAAATCCTCAATACCTAAATCATTTCTAACTCGTTGAAATCCTGCGCTTACACTTCTCGGGTTGTAGGGGAAAATTAAGTCGCTATTCTTTGGTTGCTTAGTGGCAATACTGAATGAGTCTCCTAATAAAGGGGCTATCATATGGTTACCTTCTTTTTTACGGGGATCTTTTCGGTCTCTAACAATGATCGTTTTATGCTTTAGGTTTAAATCGTCCCACTTTAATTTACAAACTTCACCGATACGCATGCATGTTAAAATACTGAAATCTAAAATATCTAAATAAGGAATTCTTACATGCCCATTTGGCTTTTGCTTTTCCCTTATTTCTAGTCCAACTTTCAATTTATCTAGTTCAAGTTGTGTTGGTCTTCTCGTTCTTCGGTCACTTTTACCAATTAAACCCATATCAATGAGTGTTGGTATCGCTTCATCAAAAACGGAACAATTGGCTTCAATATCAAAAACTGGATAAGCTTTTTTCATTACCGCGCGTAAATAACAAATATCATGATAAACAGTTGAAGGCTTCGCTCCTGCTAGTTGTCTTATTTTACAGTGTGCAATTAAATCGCTAGTTTTCAGTTTATTACTTTGTATTTTCGCTATGTCACAGTCCCTAAGCATTTTGATTACATATTGCTTAGTTCTTCCTGTTTTTTCCCATAAATGCAC